CCATCATTTGCTGAATTTCTCATCTTTAAAATATTATTACTTGTATCAGCCCAAAGCATATATGCAGCAGTGGTACTAGGAGCAGAACCAGAACTGTTATTAGTTAATATTGCTTGTAATACATTATTTAAGTCACTCCGAACGTTCGCACCTGTACTATTGTCTATAACGTAATCGTGGGTAGCCATTTTACACTAATTTTTCTTTAAGGTTATCATAATTTAACTGCCTCGACCAAAACCAGTTGCACTATATTTAAATTCTCTGTTTACAAAAGTTTCATTACCTGACGTGTCTCTATTTTTTACATCAATATTAAAACCACTGCCTGTGATAGATGACAAAGCAAAAAAGTCTCCGCTTTGTGCATTTTCAATAGTAATACCAATAGAGGGTAATACAGTATTATCTGCAACACCTGTTCCTGTAGAACCTGTGAAAAAAGTATTCGTGAAGCTGACCGACTTTTGAGAAGTGCCTGACGAGATAATTCCACCACCTGTTGCCCCTGCATTACCAAGACTTGTTTCTGTTCTGCTCTCTAATTCTGCTGTGTATCCAAGTTGATCTATTTCAATACTTTGTGCTGGATCATCTGAATCCATTTCACATCTAAATTTAAAACCTCGACCTACATAAGTTCCATTTACAAAAGGATTAAATCTTGAAAAATTTGCTCCATAAGTGCAAGCTGTTCCAGCAGATATTGTTGCACTTGTAGCTGAAGTAACTGTAAAAGTGCTTGAACTAGGAACAGAAATAATCTCATAATTACCATCTGTTGCACTTCCAGCAGTAAAATCTATAACAACAAAATCACCTACTGAATATCCATGTGAGCTTTTCGTGATTGTTATAGTCGTACCACTTTGCCCATAAGTTGCAGAAGTTGACAAGTCAGGGTCAAGATCAGTTGTAGCAACTAACAATGATGCCCCAACATCAAAGGCAGTAGCACCATCAAAGTCTGTCCATGTATCAATATTTGCTGATCTTTTATCAATTAAATCATTTGGGTAAAAACCTTGCGTAACTATGTGCCTGCGAAGTCTAAGGGGCTGCTTTCCACCTAAATCAAGAGTATTTGCAAATTCATAAGACCCACCAGTTATATCCACAGCACCAAGAAAATCAAAATCAGCAATAGCATCAAAATCTGTAACTCCATCTAATTCATCAAGAGAACCGAGAACAAGGCCATTAACATCATTAGAGAAAAAACAATCAACTTTTGTACCAGCGAAAGGTGTTGCGTCAGTATCTTCTCTATCTTCTAAAACAACTAATTTAGGGAAAGGGTCAGGGCTGTTAACTATGACTGAAGTTTCTCCAGAACTTAGTCTGCCACCATCATCACGAAACTTTAAAATATATTCTCCACCATTTCCTAAATTTGGAACTATTGACTCACTGACATTACCAGCCAAAGCTGGAATTACGTCAACAGAATTGGTAAAAGTTGCTGTTCCATCACCGATATTACTACCTCTGACTACCACGTTGCCTCCATGCACCACGTCAACGTCTGTAGCTTTATCAAATCTAAGTCTTACAAACTGATCTGATATTGGTTCAATTCTTAAATTGGTAACATCTTGAGGAAGTGCTGTTTTACCTACAGCTTCAAATGTTATATCAGTTGATGTAGCAGAAAGTTGTCCCTGTACGTTATAACTAAACACTTGAATTTCGTAAGTGCCAAGCTGACTGTTAAATATTTCAAAATCTGGTCTTGATACTCTTTCAGAAACAAAGTTTCCGTTTTCAAAACGATAGTTTACTTGATATTCAATAACACCAACAATAGGCTGCCAACTTATAACAATTTTTGAAACTGCTTGATTATTTATAGGAACAATGGTTTCTACAGCAGTAAGCCCTACTGGTGGTGATGTTAATTCATTTAAAATGCTTATACTTCTTGCTGGTAACGCAGTACCATCTTCTATAAACGCATATTTTCCCTCTAAATATGAGAGTGCTGTGATTGCATAATTAACTCCATCTTGTTCTTCAACTGTAATTACTCTAAATTTTTGAGATTGCACTGTCACGTTAGAAATCATAAATATTGTGTTTACATTTGGTGTCTGGGAAAAAGCAGAGTCCACAGTGATAGTCCCACTTGAAACACTGGATATAGTTCTACTTTCAACTGTTCCATCTGGTAAGACAACAGATAAAGTTGCATCACCAACAGGATTTCCGCTTGCATCTACAGCAAAATCCGTTGCATTTGTATCATCAACAGTTACAACAGTTGTTGAGGTAACACTTTTTAATCTTCCACCTCTTCTTACACCAGCCCTAACAGGGTCATTGATCTCGATAATTGCCGCTGGACGCACCACTGCCCCAGCATCTATTGAAGTAGTAAAACTTACCAACTCTGACTCATTTTGTTCAGCAAATAATATCGCCCTGCCCAGTCTTGCCGCTTGCCCTCTTGAAGTGCAGCCAAAACCTTTAACTTGTTTTGTTATTATTCCAAATTTACTCTGTGCAGTTGAATCTTCAACAACCTCAAAATCAATCTCCTGACTATCCATATTAAAATATGAAACAGCAACAGCAGTATGTCTTTGTTTTAAACTGCTACCAGAATAAGAAAAACCATCAGAGGATATATTGCTTAAATTAAATAAATAACTTGCATCTTTTGGGGAGTCTTGAGCAATAGTGATTGTTCCAGCAGACCAGATCGGCATACAACGCATGACCCCTGCAAGCTCATTTATTAGGTCAAAAGCTTCACTTGATGTCTGAATATTTACATTACAACTAAACCTTGCCTCTTGCCCTCCTAGCCCATCATCTACAAGAGTATTTGCATATTTACTTGCAGTCACAAAAGAAAATAAATCTAAATTACTGTCTGTTATGTGATCACCAAATCCATATCTAGTATTTGTAAGAAGATCAAGTAATATCATTGCTGGACAAGATGTCCATGTTGCTGCCGAGAGTGTGCCATCAAAGATATAGCCATCTGGATAAACTATGCGGCCAGTTGCACTGTCAACAGTTGGTGTGCCAGATCCGCTTGCCCCTGCGGCTGGTATTCTTACTTTTATTCCTCTTATCCTATATTTTCTAGATGGTATAGAACTGAAATTCTGAGAATCTAATCTTATTGCGTTATAAGCTGAGTTTGCATAAGTAGAAGCATCATCAATTATTTCAGAAAAACTTGTCCACTGAAAAGCATCAATCAAACTTGAGTCAGTACTGTCTGCGGTAATTCTTGAAACTCTTATATCTACAGGAAATGCACCTGTAACCTCAACAGAAAAGTCTTTTTGGTATGCGTCAGCAGTTCTTCCAGTGACAGTATCTGTATGTACATCAGTAAAACCACCAGAATTATATTGAACAGAAATCTTGAATTGAACCGAAGAACCTAATAAGTCACCCTCACTTGTTGCCTTTTGTATTTGAGGAAATGTAATTGATACTTTTATCCGATCTACAGAGGTGTTTGTAATTTGCCTTGTAACTGGACTTGCTGCTGTGACAGTAACACCTACAGCAATAGTTGATTGACTGCTTTCTATACCAGCAATTTTTGTTTGATCTGCTGTCCCAAATCTTGAATTAAAAGTAACATCTTGAAAATTAAAATCAGTTGTAGCTGGACTTGATGAGCTTGCTGTAGATTTTAATATTGGCGTGTCATTTAAAAATACATCTTTTAAATAGGCATTTTTATATGCGGTTGATGTTTTATCTGTTATACCTTCTTTAGAGGCAGATGCACTGCCCTCGATTTCACCTTCACTTACAAGATCTAAAAATGTTGCAAACTGCTTGCTGTGCAGTGTGTCTGGAGTTCTTGTCGGTTGTCTTGGTGGTGGTGGACTTGGCCTACCACCAGAACCACGAATAATTTTTCTTTTATCGGTCATACTTGAACTTGCTCCGTATCAATGCCTCCAGAAATTACAACCGAACCAGTAATTATTTCTCCATAAACTACAGGTACTGGGGTTCCAGCACGACTGGTCTGCTGTGTACCACTGAAACTAAATGACAGTCTAGGGTCTTGCTCAGAACTAAACTCTGGCATTTTGGGCATTGGAAACAACATACCACTAACACCACTTAAAACTAAAGCAGCACCAATACCAAAAGCAGCTTTAGCTCCAAGAGCAGCCTTAGAAAATCCGATACCTTGCGCTCCAAAAGAAACAGCTTTTCCAGCAAAAGCACCGAAAGCACCCATGCCAATAGCTATTAAAGCACCACCAAGCAAAACTCTTCCTAAATTACCTCCAGCACCCTGTATTACAGGGACAAACTTTATTTCACTTTGACCTATTGGAAAGTGTATTTGTTGTTCATCAATCTCCTGTTCATCAACTAAAACTTTATAATAACGATTTGCCATATGACTCTCTAACTGTGGAAAATTATTTATTAAAAAACTAACTGCTTGTCCAGTTGAATTTACTAATGCTTCAAATTCATTATGTCCTGTGATTTCTGCTAAATCACCATATAATTTTATTTTATTGAGCATAACGTAACCTCATGCCAGTGCATTTGAGCAGCCATTGATTATATGGCTCTTTACAAGATATTCTATCTGCTAAATGATGTAAAACATCACCATCTAAAAAAATCGCCACATGATTCAGTCCTGTTGCCATTATTGACATAAATAATAAATCACCATTTTCAAGCTTTTCTTCTGGTCTAAGTTGCCTAAAACCAGTGCGCCATGCACATTTTTCAAACATAGGATTTTCAATAAATTCTTCTGGAGTTGTTGGCCTGTCCCAATCTCTCAATGTTATTCCTAGTTTTTCTTTATACCAGTCTCTGACCAAGCTCCAGCAGTCTGTAATGCCCCAGACCCAGTGCCTACCGATCAAAGGCGGTTTATATCCTGACGGCTTATAAAACCCCCACTGCTCTGTTTTTGGGTTCACTATATGCCATATAAGACCACTTTCCTCGCAACTAATCATATCTGCTTGACTAGCTACTGGTGGAGTAACAGGGTGGCTATGAATCACAGCTAAAACTTTGCCGCTATCCTCTGCTTTTGCATAATCTTCTGGGTCAATGATGAAACATTGTTGTGAGTAACTTGATAAATTTCTACAGGGATAATATTTTTCTTTACCTTTTACATCAATCAACAAACCGCATGACTCTTTTGGGTCTTGGTTTTTCGCATGAACCAAAGCATCTTG